AAGGTCATAAACCGAGTTGTAATTTAGCCATGATGTATTCCTTCACCAAACCACTTCTGCAGATGTCCTCTGCTTGGAACTCAACAACATCAAAGGAAGGCATTGCTTGGATAATTCTCATGAAGTCCATGATGCCTGTCTTTTCTGTCTGCTTTACCAAGTCTGTTTGAGTTGCGTCACCACAGAACATGATCTTGGAATCAATACCAATTCTGGTAATGATGGAATCCAATTCGTGGAAGTTCAAGTTTTGGAACTCATCAACAATGATGATAGCATTGTCGAAGGTGGTTCCACGAATGAATGAGGTACTCCAGAAACTAATCGTTCCTTGTGCCTTCAGGTTATTATACAACATTTCGAATGCCGCGTCATCTGGCATTTCGAACATGTACTTCACCATATTCTTGTAGGGAATCTGATAGAGTGAAGATTTGTCTTCATGATCACCAGGAAGAAAACCAATTTCACGGGTAGCGACAAGAGACCTAACGATATAAATCTTTTCGTAAGGGGACTTGGGATCCAGAACTTCTTTGATTGCATTGTAGAGTGTGATAAATGTCTTACCCGTTCCAGCACAACCATAAGCAACCAGGTTTTTATCTAACTTATAACTCTCAAAATACTTCTCCTGGTTTTCAGTAAGCGGTTCAATCTTCTTCATGTAGTCAAGATTGATTGGCTTCTTTCTCTTCATTGTTTTATTACTCATACCGAAAGGGACAGGGTTGGTTGTGATACCTGCTTTTGCTTTTCTTGGCATTGATTAGTCGTAGTGTTTGAGTGTACTTCCTGGTTGTTTCTTTGCCTTACTGATTACATCTTTCCATCCTGGGTGTTTGGTGTACATCTTACTGAAAGGATCGCCCATCTCGACACCAAGACAAGGTGCATTGTCTGGAGTGTAATAACGCTCCCAATTAGGATTATCAACTAACCATTGATCCCAGTCGTGAATACTCATCACAACTTCTTTGGTTTCACCAGTTTCTTTGTTTTTTACTGGGTACGTCGCCATAATAATTCCTCCAGGTTTTCTATTTAGTTTCTCCCCAAGCAGCCTCAGCAATCACTGGGAACTGTTCGGTAAAGATACGCTTACACTCAAGGGCGATGTCCATGTGTTCCCTCTGAGTTCCATTGGCAGATCTCAGGTCAATATAGTGCAACCAGGAACGGAGAGAGCCAGACATATAAAGACGAGTGGGACAAGCAAGAGGTAAAACAAACCGAGCACACTCTTTAGCAATTCCATCATCCAACATCTCCTGATAAAGTTTCATCGACTGGTCGAAATGATCCTTCATCTTGAGACGATAATGATGAATCAATTCGGGATCCACATCATCAATAGAGTTTTGACGATTCTTGGTGTCTTGGCGTCGCAGTTCTGGAATGGGGATCGTCTCTGAGAGTAGGGAACTATCAGCATAGCGTTGTGAGAACTCTTGATAGGTGAAGGATCTATGACGAAGAATCTGAGCTGCCAGACCACGAGTAGTCTCGATCTCCAGAGTCATGAATGCCTGCTCAAAGATGCTCCAATGCTTATGTTTGATACAGTAACGAAGGAGTCCAGCAAAGTTTTCATTGTTTTGGTTTGCTGGATTGGACACCCTGGCACAGTAAGCACAATGCTCTTCTGCGTTAGGAGTATATGAGATCAGTTTTACATTCATTTGATTTTCTTACGAATTTGTTTAAGTGATTTCAATTCAATCTTGATGTTTTGGTATGCTGTCTCTGCATCTATTTTACCACCTAACTCCATTGCACAAATCATTTCCACCCGAGTACCAAAGTGTTTCAGTGCCTCCTCAAAGGAGTTGAGTTGATCATACATTCCTGTATCTTCCGTAGTCTGTGTAGTAAGCTTTATAAAATGCCACCACACCAGCACTGATCTCATTCCCCTGAGACACCCAGTCATGGGCGCACTCATAAATGGATTCACTGCTGTGTTTTGGTGACCCATCTTCATTTAGGTCACTTCCAAAGTTCTTCAACAGAATTCCAAGAACCTCTTCTCTAAGTTTCATTCTGTGATCTGAGTATCTCCAATCAGTCAGGGTAGCCATCATCGTCATCCCATACTTCGTCGTAATCTGAAATCTTTGGTCCTTGATAGTTGGTATATGATTCCACATCAGAGTAAACTTCAGACTCCAATGCATCTACCAGGAGTTTGAGGTTCCTCACAATGATTTTAAGTTTGTCTTTTTCCATAAAAAAAGGGAGGATATCTCCTCCCATTATAACACCTATACTTACTTGTTGTAAGTATGTCCGCGATAGCAGAAAGTGCCGTGAGTCTCAGATGGTTCGTGACCACAGAGTTCATAATCGACACCACGATAAGCGGTGGCGTGAATCTGTGCGTCGTGCAATGCAGATTGCTTTTCGATCTGCTTACGAATCAGATTGAGTGTGTTCATGATTTTGCTCCTGAAGAATGAGATTTTTAGGCCCCGTTCCTTCAGTCGTTTGCGGATTATGGTCTTCCTTACAGGAAGGATCTGTTCCTTCCCATGTTCTTGTCACAAAGTCCAGCTTTTGACTGGCATCAAGCAACTCTGAACGTAGGATCCTTTCTCGCATCCATGCTGACTGCTCACAATCAAGATAGTGAGCAGGATCAACAGGTTCTCTTTGAGTAATTAAATTCAAAAAGATGAGAAATTCAACCATAATCTGAACGATCCGTTCCGCGACTTACTTGCGACTCCCTAAGGAGTTGAACGATAGGTGTATTATAACACCAGTAATATTATTTAGTCAAATTAGTTACAAATTTGCATCCTTTGCCTCTTCAACCATCTTGGAAATGACGTTCTCTGTGCCATCCATGGTCTTGACTGCGAAGAGACTGGACTTCTGATACTTCTTGAGTTTCTTATACTTCTTAACAAGTGCTTGAACCTGGTCACTATTCATGTCCAGACCTTCAAACTCTACATTGTAATCACCAAATCCACTCATGCTTTCTTCTTTCCTTTAGACTTAGCAGGGTTCTCCCAGATCTTGGGGTTGACTCTTCCTTCTGATTGTTCGAAGGTTTTCAACCCCTCTCTGTACTGATCCCAATAATAATCAAACAGTTCGACTTTCTTGCCACACATGGTAATGTCATAACAAGTCTTTCCATCCTTCTCATACGTCACCAGATAAGCGGTGTAAGGAAGACTTCTGTCTTTTGCTAAGGATGGGTCACAGTTTTCATGTAGGACAATAATCGACATTAACTACGGCCGCCCCACTGGATGTCAGGGAATGCTTCCTGAACAACGGTAAAAGGAATCTTATAACGAGTTTCCAGACGATGGTCCTTCACCAGACACAGGATGTCTGCTTCATAAGGATGGAGACCTTCGAGCATCTGAATGAACATGCTCTCACGACGAAGACCCGACAGAGAATCATTGCCACCTTTCACAAAGTGATAAAGGTTTCTGTATTCCTTACGAAGAGAAGTGTGATCAGTTCCAACAGGAACTTCATTACGCTCATAAGGAACTTCACCCTCAGGAAGCATGGAGACAACAGTGTCATCATAGTTCCAGATGAGGATTGCCTTCAGAGAGTCACTGGCATATTGTTGAAGTGCTTCCACCTTCTTCGCATTGGTGCGTTGCTTACTTACAACGTCCAGAACCTCATGGATGAAAGGGTTGGGTGGAAGTTTCTTAGGGGCAGCAGGTGCCTTGGCAGCAGTTTTCTTGGCAGGTGCTCTCTTCTTGGGTGCCACGTCAAGATCTTTTGTCGTCGATGCCATAAATTTAAAATCTCTAAATTCAGTTTAGTGTATTTGGTGTGTTTTGTTTATTCGTCTTCAGTAGTGTAGAAATCCTCTGGGTTTTCAAATCTGATAGACATTACTTCTTCAGGGATGAACTGTCCGTTCTCATCAAACATCTCTGGGTGCATGGGAACATACTCTGTTTGTTTTCTAAACACATAGTCCCGTGCTAACCAACCGATCATACCCCCCAACAGGAAGAACATGATTGACATTACAACAGACAATGTGAGTGTAATTGCCAGTGCTTCCATAACTTTCTCCTAAGATCGTTTCCTTTTGAAATCCAGTTGGAAGTCAATAAGAAAATGGATCTCCCTCTTGAAGAGAGATAACATCTTCCCAAACTTCAACTGAAAAGTTTTGGGTTCCTCTCTTCTCCTGTTTTTATTTCTCATTAAGAGTTCGACACCCCGATTAATTTTCGGTTCGTCGGTTTCCTTATTTAGAAGACTTCCTTCGTCTTCCAGGTCTTTTGTCATGACTGTACCTCCACGCACCCTCTAAAATTCCATACAAATAATTCTTAATTTTCCTTGCCTGGGGTTTAGGAATGTGACCATAGGATTCACGAAGCAATCTGTGATTGTAATCACTACCTCCTTCAAGGTATTCATCAAGTTCAGTCACAAGATCGCTGATCTCATGAGCAGTGGGGCTCTCAATAAATGCCTCGGTATCTCTCCTTGTTGCTTTGGAACTTTTCAAGTAGGCATACATATCCAAAACAAATTTGCCATCGAAAGCAAAATCAATGGCTTCTTCAACGGTTCCGTACATGTTGTAGAGATCGACTTGTTCCATTATACCAGATTGTTTTCTTTCAGATATTTAATCGTTTCAGTACATCCACCTAGAGGTTTTTGATCAACCACCACCTGAGGGAAGGTGGAAGAAGAACCAAACTCTTTCTTGAATTGTTCTCTAGTGAAGTCAGTGTCTAATTTATAAATCACATGCTGCAGTTCTGCCAACTGGAGAACTTGTTGAACCTTGGTGCAGTAAGGGCAATTGTCCTTTGAATAAACTGTGAAGGTCATCTGTTTTCTTGTTTAAGTTTGTGAAAGTGTTCCTGTGAGCAGAGACAAATCCTATAACCAGGAAAGTACTCTTTTTGAATGGCAGGAATGCCCATTGCCAGGGTACTACTGCCTTTCATCCACACCTCTTTCTTGTCCTCAAGAATAACGTGGTCCACAGGGAACTTCTTTTTCATATTTAGAGTTTGCCTCCAACTGTTCCTGCGAACTTCTTCTCAGGTTCGGGCCATCCTTCTTGGAGACCCTTGAGATAAAAGTGTGTCATTCTAATTACAGACCCCTCAGTGAGTCCAGAGACGAGTCCCTTACCCTCCTTATCATAGGAGTGCCAGAGAAAACGTCCCTTGACCACTTCAAAGATCCCATCAATTAGTTTTGGTGCTGGGTCCTGTGTACTCATGTGCTTGTTTCAAATCAGGATTAGGTTCAGAGGGGGAGAAAGGATCACGATCAAGGTTCTTAATAACAATGAACGCATCCTTGTTGTACCTGCGAACACCAAAGGGTGTTGACCAGCGAGGATTAGCAGTGTCAGGTTGGTGAATACCAGAGACTACTGTACCACCAATCTCAACAACAATGTTGTCTCCAACCTCCCATTCGAGTGCTTCGACTACATCAACGAGACGCTTGAGAACAGTTTCCTTCATGTTTTAGACCTTTCATAAACGATTGCATCTGCCTGCTCAGGGTCAAAGATCTCCAGTTTCCTGCGCTTGCTCTGAGCATTCGTAATAAGTATAGCACCTGAAGTTAGAGGAGGGGCAATACTGATGGTGATACCCATATCAACGATGGACAGCGGAACACATGCCACGGCGACTCCTGTGCCCCACCAGAAGGGTTTCCAGAAGTTAGTCTTCACTGCATAGTAAAGAGAGGAGACAGGAGGGAGAACGAGGTGTCCAAGGACGACTGCCCAGCATCGGGTTGCTGCTTGTTTTGCCTCAGTGATACCACGTTTCTTTTCAAGATACTCAGAATACTCCATTAAGACTTGTCTTTTAAACGATGGTTATACTCTATCACAATTTGTTCTGATTGGTGAGTCTTGTTTGTGACAGTTTTGTGACTGATCTTATATTTGCCAAGGTCTCTGGCAAATTCGTGAAGTCTATACCAGGAGAGATGAGGTTCCGTCATGACATAAAAAAAGAGGGTGTGAACCCCCTTGAGTATAAGGAACTTTATTTATTTTTGTAATATCGATAACACAAATAATAAGACACCGAAGGCAATGCTAAAGAGTAACATTGCCAACCAAACGGTATCACTTTGAAAAGTCAACATATAAAACTTCCTCTCCAGGTTGTGGTGCTTCTGGATGACGTTTAGGTTGAGGTTTGTTCATCTCGTCATTGATGGACTTGATGTTACCCCACATCATCGCAAAGGCAGCGCCAGCGATGAGCGCAAAGCAAGTGAAATAAACAAGAGCAAGGTAGTTCACAGAGCATTACCTCTGGGGAGAACTTCCTCAGGGAACACAAAGTTCTCATGGGGTTGGTCAACGGGTGCCAACCAGTTTCTGAGACCTTCATTCAGAAGAATGTTCTTGGTGTAGAAGGTTTCAAACTCTGGATCTTCTGCTGCTCTAATCTCCTGACTTACAAAGTCGTAAGCACGGAGGTTGAGTGCCAGACCGATGATGCC